ATTGGAATGCAACCAAACTTGTAATGAAAAACGTATTAATAGATGTTACTGTCTATGTAATCTATTGTACGTGTTGGTTGTGGATACTTTTAACATTAATTGGAGAATAATATGGAATGGTTTAAGAATAGAACAACACAAATAATAGCTTTAGTAAGTATCATTGGTACTTTGGCAGGGTTTGGGTATACAGGTGCTACCTATGTGAACAGGTTAGAAAACCTTGAAGGTAAAATAGGAGGCATTAGCAAAGCCAAAAATGATATGAAAGTTATTGAAGAAAGATTTATGGCAATAGAAACTTCTGTCGAGTACATCAACAAAAGTATTGATGAAGGTATTAACCCATCACTTAAAGTAATTGCTGAAACTTCTAATGAAACTAGTAGGGCTGTCGCAGCTTTGCAAGCTGAGATAGAGTACCTACAAAAAGATGTTGATACTCTTAAAAATAAAAATAAAAATCCTCTAGCTAATTAACTATTGTATTCTACCGTTTAAGTCTGCTTCAATTTTATTATGAATTTTATCTAGTTCAGCTTTTGATCTGCGAAGCACAGCCTTTAAAGTATTAAACAAAATAGGATTTAGTTTCTTTTCAAGTTCATCTATTTCGCTGATACTTCTTTCTGTATAAACTTTTCCTTTTTTGTTTACAATTAATTTGTAACTAATTAAAACTGCTTCATGTTTGTTCATTTTGTAATTCCGTAAAAGTTAAACTTCCGTGATCCCCTCTTAACCCTGCTTTCATATAAGATGTAGACTTTCCTTCAAAGAAATTCTGGTGTTCTACTCCTATAACCTCATCTATCCATGTCAAAGGATTATCCCTTTGATCATAATTTGTTTTTAATCCTAGTTGTAGTAGTCTCCTATCAGCTATGTACCGGTTGTACGCATACATATCTTCTTTAGTTAACCCTTCTAAATCTCCCATCTCAAATACAAGGTCAAGAAATTTATCTTCTAGTTCTACCATTTCTCTACAGATTTGGTATATCTCTCCTTTAAAATCATCTGTCCATATCTCTATGTTCTCTTGTATAAATTCTCTGAACAGTCTAGTCATTGCCTCTACGTGTAGAGACTCATCACGTATAGAGTACGTAACTATCTGACCCATCCCCTTCATCTTTCCAAAGCGAGGGAAGTTTAATAGGATTGCAAAGCTACTAAATAATTGTAGCCCTTCTGTAAATCCTGAATAGACTGCAAGTGCTTTAGCTATTTCTCTTTTGTTTTTACGAGTAGGTTTAAATTGGTTTATGTACTCATGTTTGTTTGCCATCTCTTCGTACTCAGCAAAAGCTTTGTATTCTGTGTCACGCATACCTACTGTCTCTAATAGAATGCTATACGCATCTTGATGTATTGCTTCCATGTTTGCAAAAGACGACATCATCATGATGGCTTCGGGTTTCCGAAATAGTTTCATGTATTTATTAACGTACCCTGATGCAACGTCTACGTCTGATTGTGTAAACAACCTAAATATTTGTGTTAATAAATTTCTTTCGTTATCTGAAATACTATTCCAATCTTTAACGTCTGTATTTAAAGGTACATCATCTGCCATCCAATGCATTTGATTCTGTAGTTTAAAGTAATCGTACATCCAAGGATGATCGAAAGGTTTGTAGTAATCTCTGGTTCCTAGTAAGCTCATATTATTATCCTTCACAGCTTAAGCAGTCTGTGTCTTCTAAATTAATTCGTGGTATCTGTACGTTAACATTTTCTGCTGACTTTGCTGAGTCAGACCTAAAGTAATACAAAGATTTTAAGTGGTGCATGGCGTACCAGTGTACATCATTTACGTATTGTAAATAATCATCATGAACTTCTTGTGACTCTGTAGCTTTAGGTGGTACAAAAAATAAGTTAACACTCTGGCTTTGGCAAATATATTCTTGCCTCATCTTTGCATGTTCTACAATATGTAATTGGTTTATTTCATCTGCAGTTTTAAATAATTCTTTTTCATCTTTATTAAATAAATCAATATTTTGAATTGATCCTCTTTCATTAGAAATATTTTTCCAAATATTTTCTCTTTCTTCTGCGGTTAATCCTTTCTTTCTTAAAAGTTTTTCTAAAAATTTATTCTTAACCTTGTAATTACCGGAGAGAGTTTTGTGCGTATATATGTTAGCACGATATGGTTCAATACTAGGGGAAGTACCACCACATATAATAGAGCTACTGGCATTAGGAGCAACAGCCAAGAGATGAGAGTTACGCCTATTGCTGCCGTGTACATCAGGAGCTTCACCACGACTTTCAGAAAGTTTTGTGGTAGCTTCAACAGCTTTGGATTTAATTCTGCTAAAGATGATATTGTTGATACTAGTCTGTTGTAACCCATTAAAAGATAATCCTTTACTTTGTAAGTAGGCGTGGAAACCCATTGCTCCCAAGCCGATTGACCTTTCTCTATAAGCTGAGTAGGCAGCTTTAACCATTCCTTTCTTGTCTTCTTTAACATATGTTTTAAACCTCTTAAAGTTTGCGGTGTATCCACCTAAGTTATCTGTATCTACGATGTCTTCAATAAAATTTTCTAATACATTGTCAAGCATTGTAATTAAATCTTCAATAAACTGGTCATTATTTTTCCACTTATCAAAGTATTCTAAATTAACACTTGACAAACAACACACAGCAGTGCGTTCTTCATTGGTTGGTAGAGTTATTTCTGAACAAAGATTACTCTGTTTAATTTCTAAACCTAAATCTTTCTGTTCTTTGGGCAGTGCAGCATTACAGTTATCTATATTAATTAAATAAGGTTCACCTGTTTCTGCACGAGTTTCTAATAGCCTCATCCATAATTCTCTAGCACTAATAATTTTTGTAGGCTCTTTAGTTTTAGGATCAATAAGTCTCCAAGGCTTATCTTCCTTAACACATTCTAAAAATTCATTGGTTATATTAACTGCGTTATGTAAATTTAAATTCTTACGATTGATGTCTCCACCCGAAGACTTACGCATGTTAATAAACTCTTCTATCTCTGGATGAGAGATGTTTGAATAGGCTGCGTAGCTTCCTCGTCTTGTAGTACCTTGATTAAAGGCAAGCATCTCTGCGTCTACGACATGCATAAAGGGGATTGAACCAGTAGAACGAGAACCGTTACCAGTTGAAATCCCATCACTCCTAACATCTCCCCAATATCCACCGATACCTCCACCTGAACTTGCGAGCCATATGTTTTCATCATAGTGATTAGAAAGACCATGCCTCGAATCAGGTACATAATTGAGAAAGCAACTAATAGGAAGCCCACGAGTTGTTCCCCCGTTAGATAATATAGGAGTGCTAAACATAAACCAATGATCGGATGCATAATTGTATAACCTCTGTGCTAAATTAAAATCAATGTGACCTTTGTAAGTTGCTGCAAATATTGATGCTCTTGCAAAAGCTTCTTGTGGACTTTCTTCATCCAACCAAAAGTATCTATCCTTTAAAGTATCAACGCTGAACTTATCAAGTTTAGAATCTTTGCTGTAATCTATTTCAATCCCTAAGTATTCTTTTGTGTCAGTCATTCTGATTTTCCTTATCATTTAAATAGAGGGCTATTGTAGCATAGTGTATTATTTTAAGCAAGTCTTTTTCTGACTTACCATCTTTCTTCCCATACCGCATAGCATACTTCATAATGTTACCAAGACAAAAACCTTCTCCGTGTCCTGCATCTATAATCATATCCGTTGCTTGATACTTAGAGTTAGCATAGTGCTGTGTATAAGTATCATCTATATATTGTTTAACATGTTTGAGTATTACACTCTCGTTAAATTTGTAATCCATAATATTTCCTTAATGTAAAATTGTGCCCGAAGGCATTCCGTTGGTTCTTTCTTCAATCTTTAATTTTAATAATTCCTGTAGCCGTATTAGTAAGTCTATTTCTATATCATCAGCAGTACTTCCTTGAAAAATTGTACCACCTAATATAAATAATAAATCTTCTAAGTTAATTTCATCTAAGTTAAACTCAGCCATTAACTTTTATTAACTCGTCTAAAGTTATGTTGGGATTTTTCTTTATTCGTTTCTCTACCCACTTGTGATTCATAAAAGATAAACGAATAGTGTATCCGTTGTAGTAATACTCTTGTTCAGGGAGTGCTTGGTTTAAAGTCTCATGTGTAATCTTATCTGTGTCTTCTGTCAACAAGCTGTTGATCCATTGTACTTGGAGTTTCT